ATGCGTAACAGTTTCTCAGGATTCTATGGCATCAGTGAAGATTCTATAGGCACAGTGTTTACTTCAGACAATACGATATTCATTTTTGATGCAAACATACTACTTACTCTTTATAGGTGCGAGGAGGAAACTCGTAACCGTTTTTTTGAAATCTGGGGAAATATCAAAGAAAAATGCTGGTTTCCTCATCAGGTATGTCTCGAATATCAACGTAACCGTCTTAAAGCGGTCAAGGACAGTCGCGATGCATTGGATAAAATACCAAAGAAAATAAATAATTCTATTAGTGAGCTAAAAACTCAAATTTTTGATGGTGAACATAACCAAACTATCTCTCGATATTCGAATTTAAAAGGCGAGCTTGACGGTCTTTTTAATCAAGTGTTTAATATAATAAATGATTTCTCTGAAAGCCATATTAATGTCAGAAAGAATAACATCGACTATTTAAATAATCATGATGTTATTCGTGATAAAATTGATGAGCTTACGGAAGGTCGCATAGGCGCCGCCCCTCAACAACAAAGTATCATAGATGAACTTAATAAAGCCGGAAAAATAAGGTATAAGTACAAGACTGGACCAGGATTTGATGATAGTGCAAGTAAAAAAGATATTTTCTACTCATATGACGGAATTAATTATGACGCTGAATACGGTGATTATTATGTTTGGAGTCAAATTCTTGAATATATTAAAGAAAAGCCAGAAAGTAATGTTGTTTATGTTTCAAATGATGCTAAATCAGATTTTTATTTTAAGATTGAAGGTAAGGTTCGTGGTCCTAATGAATCTCTTCGTACCGAAATGAAAAAACATGGGGCGGCAGAGTTTTTACTTCAAAATATTGATACATTCCTTCATCATGCCAATGCTCATCTTGGTGCGGAAGTAGAAGAGTCGGTAATAAATGAACTGACTAATGCAAGTAATTCTGATGTGAAAATTTCTCTTGAAATAGGCAAGAAACCAAATGACATAATTAATGAGTATTACGATGATTTTTCTGGGGGAATAAATAAGGATAGGGGTTTGAATTATGCTTATAAAGAATATTTAAATTTGCAGAATAAAATAATCCGTATCACTAATGAACTTATAACATTAAGGTCCATAGATACTGAGAGTTTAAGTGACAGGGATCGCATGATGCACCTCAAAGGGATTGAACATTGTGCGAAGATGCTCGAAAATTATCAATTAACTTTATCAAAAATGGCAAGAAGAATTGCTTATAAACAAGAGGCTGAGGCGATTGAGCAGCTCCGTAAAAATGATTAATTAGTATTAATTAAGCCAGTTTTGCCTAAAGCTCTGTAGCACGTGGTATTTCGCCGAATCACGTGCTTTCCAGTTGTTGAAGAAATGGCGTTTCTGCGCTTGAATAACTTACAGTGACTTTCTATCCCACCCAGATATTCATGCTTAGTTCGTATTTGACCAGATTTGACTGGCAGGCAACATATTACTGCCTGCCGTAGTTATGTTTGGTTAAATCTGAATTATTAATTATCTTAAGTTATCCGGCCTTGATTTCTCCATGGGGAACGACAACCCAATCGATATGGTTTTGCGTGTAGATCTTTGTCGACTTCGCATCGCTATGCGCCATACGTCCTTGTGGGTCTATACCCTGCTGATCGAAAAGGTGAGCAGCCAACGCTCGGATTTCGTGAAAAGTTGGTCTTTCTTCAATCGCCAGTTTGTCGCATAAACCTAGTTTGTCGCGCACTGCGGAAAAGGATCGACTCAGATAATCCGGCGCAACCTGTGTCGGATGTGAAACCTCTTTGCTACGTTTAACCTGCCGTTCTGGAATCCGGTGAACAATAAACGGGCTGGCCACGTTATCCCGGCTTTCGTCAATTATCCGTTTCAACTCTTCTCCGATTGGGATTGCGACATGCGAGGCCTCTTTCTTCTGTACTTTCTGGCGGTGGATGTAAAGCGTGCCATAAATCCCATTTTCCATCTGTGCCAGCCATACGCAACCGCAGACGCCATCCTTCGGTTCACTGATTGAATACCGGATCCGCGAAACCTCAAGGCGCGCGTGTGTCGTCTGCAATGCTAAATCCATCGCGGTACGAAGCCAGGGTTCAGCAGCGCGTCTGATGGCTTTAAAGTTATCGAGTGATAGGCGCTGCCGTCTCTTCTCCTCGGTTCTTCGCATTTTCTTACGCGTGGCAGGGTTGTCAAACATCAACGATTCATCGACTGCATAGGAGAATATCTTTTTAAGAAAGCTGACTTTCCTATTTTGTACGTTCGCTGAAGCATCAGCATGATAATGGTTTATATAGGCGTTCACGTGCTCCAGATCGATATCGCAGGCTGGCATGTTGACGAAGAATTCTTTCACCCGGAGTGCGTCGTTACTCCAGTCATCAAGAGTATTTTGAGATGGGCGCTCATTTTCAATCGCCCGGGCCATAATATGATCTACATGTTCAGCAAATGGTTTGGCTTCCCCAGCGACCCCCCCGGAGTCTCGGATTAATAATTCAACCGATGGTGCGTTAAAGGGCCTCATTCTTAGGTTATATTCGCGAGCTATAGCTATCGCCATAGCTCGGTCTTTACCAAGATTCTTTTTCTTCCCCGTTATGAGTGTGAATTTGTATACACCTCGATCCTTATCAAAGATCAGGTATTCAGGAAGATGACGATATTCTCTTTTTCTTGGTCTTGCTGCCATGGTCAACCTTCATTTATTAGCTGTCGAACTGTGTGGTTAACCATTGAGTCGACACCCCATTTTTCAGACTCGAAGACGAAAACGGATCCGTCGACGATCTTTCCCGTAAGGAGTCCATTTTCAACCCAACGTTTTATAGTTCGATTATCAGGAATAGAGTCTTTAGCAAATTCGCGTTTGCCCCATTGACTCGCTTTCATAAGTTTTGCCATGACAGGATCTCCATACACCGGCTGCACCCGGTTATCGAATATTATAAGCACATGACGAGCAACCACCTCGGAGGCCGTCATTACAGGTTTTACATAATGGGTGGTCTATGTGTTTACCTCTATCTAGTTGGTTAATAATTTCAACAGGAACAAGTACTGGCAGTGGTATGTGAATCGGGTGCCGGCGAAGAACTGATAGTTCAGCATGCTCAAAGGCAATGGTTTTCCAGTCATTGGCTTCTGCTTTATACCAGGCCAAGTCCTCTCGCATCCGCCGCCATCGGCGCCGTTTTAGTTTGCTGGGCATCAGTCGTCAACCAGGAAGGCAGCGGCCTGACCATGATCGACATGAACGGCTGGCACGTTGACGACAAGTTGCCGAACGGAAAACCGGTGTACGAACTGAAAAAAGCAGTGACCGAATCCGGGTGGCTTAGCGATTCGAAGGTGAAGGTGCCGTGTACCAAAACACTGGTGGTCGCCAATACTGATGCCGGTGATGACATGCTGGAAACGGCCTCGACCGTCCTGCTGAAAAACCTGAGCCGGGTGCTCGGGAGCAACGGTAAGTAACCATGATGCGCAGGCTGTTTTTCTGGGTGCTGTTTACCGTTCTGCTGCTGGTGGCCTGGCGCCTGGCCGGCATGCTCATGGATATGGTGCTGCTGGTGGTTATCGTCGCTGCGCTGGTGGTGTGCCGGCGATGGCCGTTTAAAAGAAAAGCATGACATTGTGCAAAAGGCATCCGTGAGGGTGCCTTTGACAGAGTGTTCTTTAGCCTGCTTTATAGCGGGCCTTTTTATTCCCCTCGCTTATGAGAGGACTCACAGCAATAAGAGGGGGCTCAATGTCCGATCCTTTAACTGGTACCGGCCTGATTTTTGGAGGCGGGTTAATTGGTTCCATCGCGTATGGCGTTATCACTCATACCGATTTTGGTGTGGTATTTGGTGCCTTCGGTGGCGCGGTGTTTTATGTGGCAACCACCGCAAATCTGACGCGAGGGAGGCAGATAGCCTACTTCATGACATCGTTTATTGTCGGTGTCCTGGCCGCTGGACTATTAGGCTCAAAATTTACTACCTGGACAGGCTATACAGACCGGCCGCTAGATGCACTCGGTGCGGTGGTGGCATCGGCTATCACCATCAAAGTACTGACTTTCATCAATAGCCAGGACCTGAGCAGCCTGTTCGGATTACTTTCCCGATTAAGGGGAGGAGGTTCGAGTGGTGATAAATGACCCGTCTGCGCCGGCCAATGCTGTGATTTGCGCCGTTATCGTTATTGCCCTGATGTTCTACCAGCGAGGTAGCGCGCGGCACCGCCCGGGCATATCAGTTCTGGCTTATCTCATGGTGCTGGTGTACGCCAGCATCCCGTTCCGATTCTTGTTTGGCCTGTATGAGTCGTCCCACTGGCTGGTGGTACTGGCAAACATACTTATCTGCGCCGCCGTGCTGTGGGCACGGGGTAACGTGGCGCGCCTGGTCGATACACTGAGGCACTAATGAATCAATCACAATTCCAGAAGGCGGCTGGCATCAGCGCCGGGTTAGCTGCGCGCTGGTATCCGCATATTACAGCTGCGATGAAAGAGTTCGGCATCACTGCTCCACTCGATCAGGCAATGTTCATTGCTCAATGCGGCCATGAGAGCCTTGGGTTTAACAGAGTAGTGGAGAATTTCAACTACAGCATCGCCGGGCTTGCTGATTTTGTTCGTTACGGCAGGTTAACGCAGGATCAGGCCAATTCCCTCGGGCGCAGCCAGTCGGAAACAGTGTTACCTCTGGAGCGCCAGCGGGCTATCGCCAATATTGTCTATAGCAAGCGGTTGGGTAACAACAGGGCAACTGATGGCTGGGTTTATCGAGGGCGCGGACTTATTCAAATAACCGGACTTTCTAATTACCGGGACTGCAGCGCCGGGCTGAAGGCTGATCTGGTGGCACAGCCAGAATTACTGGAGCAGTCCTCGTATGCGGCCCGTAGTGCAGCGTGGTTCTATGTCTCAAAAGGTTGCTTGAAATATCCGGGTGATCTTGTCCGGATCACGCAGATTATCAACGGCGGACAAAACGGGATTAATAACCGGCGCGCCCGCTTCCTGAAAGCAAAATCGGTACTGGTGGTGTGATTATGGGAATCGAAGCTATCGCGGGGCTGGTGGTCGTCATCCTGAGCGCTATCGCTGGCGCGTTTGGCATCGGTCATGCTCGCGGAACAAGTAAGGCGGAAGCTAAAGCCGAACAGCAGCGTACCGAAGAAAACGCCGCTGCTACTGTCGCCGCGGCAGAACGCCGTGCTGAAGTCACGAAAGGGGCCTGTGATGTACAGGAAGACGTTAAGCGTATGGGCGATGACTATGTTGATCGCGAGCTGCGCGAAAGATTTACCCGCCCCAGTAGTCGTTGA